CCAGACCTGACAGAAGAGCAGTGTAGAGAAGTATTATACAAAGTTAAAGATGGGCACGATGCTACTCTGGGAATATCTTGGGATGTAATAGAAACTATTGCAGATGATATGTATCCAAAAGTTTGACACAACAAGTGGTAAAACCCGAAGCTAGCTATAGTGGTGGTGTTCGTGTCAGGGAGCAGGTTTGTCGTCCTGCTCCCATTTTTTTTATGGGCTTGACAAAAGATATCTTTTGTGTTATAAGCCCCTTATGAATTACACAGATCAGATAGAAGTTATTAAAGGTTTAAGTTTAGATGAAGGGCAGTCTATAAGAATGGACTGTCCTTTTTGTATGCACAACAATACATTCTCAATCAGTAAAGAAAACTCAAAGATACTATGGTATTGTTTCTCAGCATCTTGTGATGCAAAGGGAGTATTCCACCCAGAAAAAACTATGGAAGATGTTTATCATTTTATTTACAGTAAAAGGGAAGACACAGACGGAGACTTTATCATACCAAAAAATTTTATATCGCCACACTCTAGTGATAGATGTCTTAGATACTTAATGAACAACAATGCATTTGATGCTTTCAATACAAACAAAGCAGATGTAAGGTTTGATCCTGCACGAGATCGTGTAGTCTTTATGGTACATGATGACAATGACAAAATACTTGGTGGTGTTGGTAGATCATTAAACTATAATGTGCTACCTAAATGGTATGTGTATGGTAGTAAAAAATATCCATTCATATGTGGCAGTGGTGATACTGCAGTTATTGTAGAAGATTGTGCATCAGCCTGTGCAGTGTCAGATAATTTTGCAGGACTAGCATTGATGGGAACAAGTTTACCTTTAGAATATATAAGCATAATTAAAAAAAGATTTAAGAATATTATTGTAGCATTAGACAGAGACGCAACAACAAAAGCATTTGACATAGCCAGAGAAATCGGTATGATAGCACACACAAGAGTTGTCATGTTAGAAGATGACTTAAAGTATTTTAAACCTGACGAGATAAAGGATATGCTATGCAAGAACGACAGTTAATAAAGTTATTACTTAAAAAAAATTTCTATGAGAAGAACAAAGGTAAAGTTTCTAAGACTACATTCACTAATGGTCTTGGAAATTTCTATACTTCTATAGAAAAAGCACACAAAGATTATGAAGATGATTTAACTATAGATGATCTTATAGATTTACATACAGAGAAATATAATCCTGCACTAACACGAGCTGCTAGATTAAACTTTGAATCTCTTATTCAAGAGATAAAGGATGAACAAGAACCAAACGAAGCTGTTGCTACAGATATTATAGATGCAGTACATAAAAGAAATCTTGCACATAAAGTTGCAGTTATAGCTACAGATATTTTTAATGGACAAGACAAATCTTTTAATGAAATCAAACAGTTAATAGAGAACACAGATACAGATACGGAAGAGCATCAAGCAGTAACAGAAGATATACCAGAGCTTATAGAATCTTTAGACATACAAACTAAGTTTGAATTTAATCTTCCAAGTTTACATGAACAGGTTCCAGGAATTGGCCCAGGTAATTTAGTTATTGTTTTTGCTAGACCAGAGTCAGGTAAGACTGCGTTCTGGGTTAATCTTGTTGGCGGACTTCAAGGGTTTGCATCACAAGGAGCAAAGGTTCATGCTTTAATTAATGAGGAACCTGCAGTGCGTACACAGATGAGAGTTATTAATGCACACACAGGCATGACTAAGCCAGAGATAATAGATAACATGGATTTAGCAAAAGAAAAATGGAAAGGAATAAAAGATAATGTCAAACTTTTGGACACTGTTGACTGGACTATTGATGATGTTGACGCTCATTGCAATCAACACAAGCCTGACATCCTTATTATTGATCAGTTAGATAAGGTTGGTATGGCTGGTAACTTTACACGAACAGATGAGAAGTTGCGAGCAGTATACACAGGAGCAAGGGAGGTAGCAAAGAGACATAGCTGTTGTGTAATAGCAATCTCTCAAGCATCAGCAGATGCACATGGTAAAACTAGAATTTCTTTTGATATGATGGAGAACTCTAAAACTGGTAAGGCTGCAGAAGCAGATTTAATTATAGGTATAGGTAAACATGGTACATTAGATTCACTTGACACTACAAGAGTATTGTGTATAAGTAAGAATAAAATATCAGGATATCATGGAGAGATAACTTGTAATATAGAACCACAACTATCGAGGTATAGAGTATGATTACAGTATTAGATGTAGAGACTAGCTTTCAAATTAAAGATGGTAAGGTAGATCCTTTACCTTTCAACCCAGATAATAGATTAGTTAGCATCGGAATTAATGATGAGTATTATTTTTTTTCACACAACCATAAAGAGTTTGATGTTCAAGACAATCACAAAAAAGTACAAGACACATTAGATAAAACTAAATTGTTAGTTGGTCACAACATAAAGTTTGATTTAGTTTGGTTATTAGAATCTGGTTTTAAATATAAGGGTAAGCTTTATGACACAATGATAGGTGAGTATGTATTACTTAGAGGCATGCGTAAGCCATTGTCATTAAAGGAGATTTGCAAACGCAGAAGTATATCCCAAAAGTCTGATGCAGTAGATCAGTATATGAAAGACAAGGTTTCATTTGAAGATATACCTATAGATATTATTGAGGAGTATGGTAGACAAGATGTTGTATCTACTAAAGCTTTATTTGATGCACAGATAGCTGACTTTAAAAAAGAAACTAATAGATGTTTACTTAAATCAGTTAAGATGATGAATGAATTTCTTCCAGTGCTAGGCAATATGGAAATGAATGGTATAAACATAGACTTGCCTGCTTTAAATGAGGTTGAACAGCAATTTAAAGAGGAGTTTGGTAGGCTAGCACAAGAAATAAAAAGAATTATAAGAGAGAAGATGGGAGACACACCCATAAATCCATCAAGTACTGAACAACTATCGTGGCTTATCTATTCAAGAAAAGTTATTGATAAAAAAAAGTGGGCTGAATCATTTAACATAGGCATAGACAAATTTACCAAGAGAAAAAAACGTAGACCACAGTTATCTAGATCTAGATTTAGAGATATGGTCATTGCAGGTACAGAAGTTTTAAAAAGAACATCAGCTACACAATGCAGACACTGCGAAGGTAAAGGTTTAGTTAGGAGATTCAAAGTAAATGGAGACCCATATAAAAATCTTACAAGATGTCATGAGTGTACTGGAGAAGGAGTAATTTATTTAGTTCTTAATAGAGCTGCAGGTTTTAATCAGTTTCCAATTGGTGTATCAGAAGTTGCTGAAGGTGGGTTCAAGACAGACAGAGACACACTGCAAAGATTATCTACTAGAGCACGAGGAGATCTAAAAGAGTTTGTTGATTTGATAATCAGATACAATGCAATAGATACATACTTGAATACATTTGTGAATGGCATAAGAGATCATGTCAATGCTGATAGTATACTGCATCCAAAGTTTATGCAATGTGTTACAGCTACAGCAAGGCTATCAAGTCGTGATCCTAATTTCCAGAATCAACCAAGAGGAAATACATTCCCTATTCGTAAAGTAATCACATCTAGATTTAAGGGTGGGCAGATAATGGAGATAGATTTTTCTCAATTAGAATTTAGAACTGCTGTATTCTTAGCACAAGATAAGCAAGGCATGAAAGATATAGAAGATGGAGTGGATGTACATCAGTTTACTGCAGATACTATTGGGGTAACTAGACAAGAGGCAAAGGCACATACATTTAAACCATTGTATGGTGGTATGTCAGGTACAGAGGATGAGAAAAGATACTATAAAGCTTTCTTAGAAAAGTATAAAGATATTGCTAAGTGGCATGAGAGTTTACAAAGTAATGCAATACAGTATAAGAAAGTTCAGACACCATCAGGTAGAGAGTATGCCTTTCCTTACGCACAGAGACAGGCTTGGGGTGGTTCTAGTTATTCTACACAGATAAAGAACTATCCTGTGCAAGGGTTTGCGACTGCAGATATAGTTCCTATTGCATGTATCAATGCATACCGAATGATGCAAGATGCCAATGTTAAAAGTCTTTTAATAAATACTGTACATGACTCTATAGTTGTTGATGTACACCCTGATGAGATAGAGACTATGACAAAGTTATTAAATAGGGCAACCAAGAATGTTATTGATTCTCTATATGATTTCTATAAGGTAGAGTTTAATGTGCCACTTGACACAGAGATAAAAGTAGGGCATAATTGGTTAGATATGCAAGAGATAATAACAAAAACAGAGAGGATAGTTTTATGAGATCATTTGAATACATCTTTAATAGTATAGCATTATTGATTATATTTTTATTAATAATAATGCAACATTCTTATTGACTTTATTTAAAAATTAGTGTATAGTAAATTCATTTCATTATAAAGGAGGTCTATATGACAAACAATGAAATAGCAAACATAGATAATTTATCTAGTGAACAGATAATGTCTATGATAG